CATTATGGCTGATGTTTCTGAAGAACAGGTCATGCTTGAACTTTATGACCAGCCAGAATATCAACAGCGTTTTACAGGTATGGCAGCCTTGCGTAAAAAAGGTCGTACTATTTCTGAAAAAGAATATATGGACATTGAAAATGCCATGGTTCAAACTGCACGCTTCTTTGATTTACCTAAAGGTTTTTACGATAGTCCAGATGATTTTGGAAAACTTATTGGAAATGAAGTATCTGCAAAAGAATACCAAGACCGTCTACAAGTAGGACAAGACTTGGCTCGTGGATTAAATCCTGCAATTAAGACGGAACTTATTAATCTATACAATGTAGGTGAAGGCGATATTACAGCCTATGTTCTTGATTCTGACCGTGCATTACCACTAATTCAGAAGCAGGCTAAGGCTGCACAGTTTGTAGGTCTTGGTCGTTCTGTTGGATTTAAACTTGGTGGCATTACAGCAGCACAGGCAGAAAACATTGCTGGCACAGAATCTTATGCAAAACTTTCTCAAGCAGAACTTACTAAGGCTTTGGGTGCTGCAGGTCAATTACGCAGTACACAACAGCGTTTGGCTAATCTTGAAGGTGTTGCATACAACGAACAAGAAGCACTTAACGCTGTTATTGAAGGAAGTCCAGAGGCGCTTCTTGCATCACAGCAACGCGCTCAACGCGAAGCAGCACGCTTTAGCACCCGTGGTGGAGTAACAGGCTCAAGCCTGCGAAGCACTACACAATTCTAAGAATCCTCACCCTGACCGACCAGCCCAGGGGAGCGTAAAAGTCTGGGAGCAATAGCCAATTTGGTTTCCCCGAACCTCATTGTGGATTGCGAATACAACTAACAAAAGGGAGATAGGTAGATGGCTACCAACTATGAATACGATGACGAAGATGACGACACAACTACTGATGTTGTCGGTCAACTCCGCAAAGTAAACCGTGCGCTAGAAAAGCGTGCAAAAGAACTAGAGCAGGAGTTGAGCGGTCTTAAAACACAGACCCGTCAGCGTACTGTCAAGGATGTGCTACAGGCTAAGGGATTAAACCCAAAGATTGCAGCATTTATCCCACAAGATATTGATGTTTCTGAGGAAGCAATCAGTCAGTGGGTAAATGAATATGGCGATGTATTTGGAATCCAAGCACCTACAGAGGAAAAGCCTGTACAGAAGAATCCAGAAGTTATGGCACAAGCAAGAATCAATAACATGGTCGCTACTGGCACTGCGCCAGATGTAGACGAAGATGCGTTTGCAAAGATTGCTGCAGCCAAAACTAAAGAGGATTTAGATGCACTCCTTGGATTGCAATAAATAAACTCAAACATCAACCAATCACCAGGAGGTGAACCCACATGGCATATACAGACACCTCGGCACTCGCTGGTTTAGTCAAAACCGCGTATGACCGCTATGTTGAATTTGCCCTTCGCGCTCAGCCAATGATTCGTGCTGTAGCCGATAAGAAGCCTGTACAGCAGGCTATGCCAGGGTCATCCGTTGTATTCTCACTCTACAACGATTTGACACCTGCAACTTCTACACTTGCAGAAACAACAGATGTTGATGCAGTTGCATTATCAGATGTTGATACCGTTTCAGTCACATTGGGCGAATACGGTAACGCATCACTTGTAACTCGTAAACTACAGTTGTTCTCACTATCAGATGTTGACCCTGCAGTTGCAGACATCATCGCTTACAACATGGCTGACTCACTTGACACAGTGGCACAAAATGTCCTTGTCCAGGGTACCAATGTTATCTACGGTGGAACCCGCACATCTACTGCAACCATCACAGCATCAGACACCATTGATTCTGCAGATGTTCGCAAGGCTGTTGCTAAGTTGCGCTCAAACAAGGCTGTACCACGCTCTGGAGCGTTGTACTGGACAGGTATTCACCCAGAAGTATCACACGACCTACGCGCTGAAACAGGCTCAGTAGGCTGGCGTGAATCACACCTACATACAGATGCTTCACTTGGCAATCTATTTGCTGGCTCAATCGGAACCTACGAAGGTGCGTTCTACATTGAGAACCCACGCATGTACTCTGCTAAGTCAGGTGCAGACCAGACAGCGCTTGCAACTACTGCAGTAACTGTTGCTGGTACATCAGCAGGCTTCACCTTCGGTGTTGCTTCATCATCTGTTATTGCATCTCGTGCAGAAGTAGGTGACAAGATTGCAGGAACTGGTATCGCTTCAGGTGCAAAGATTACTGCTATCACAACTTCAGGTTCAACAACTACATTTACTGTTGATACCGCTAATACTGCTGCTGTAACTGTATCTACAGTTGTAACAGTAACTCCAGTAACTCGCGTATTCTCAACAATCCTTGCTGGTAAGCAGGCATTGGCAGAAGCCGTATCACAGGAGCCAAATGTTATTATCGGTCCAGTTACTGATAAGTTGATGCGTTTCCGCCCAATCGGTTGGTACGGTGTTCTAGGTTGGAGCATCTACCGTCAAGAGGCGCTATACCGCATTGAAACTGGTTCTTCAATCGCTGCTCTCTAGTTGATTGACTCTGAGGGGTAGGCATATTTGAAAAGTCTACCCCTACGGGGTGAGTCCATTAAGGAGGATTCATGTCAATGTATTACTTCACTACTCCTACGGTAGATGAAACTCCTGCAGGGGATAACATCCTCTTTGCTCGCTACAAGATAGCGCGTGGTATTTCAGTGTTGCGTTTAAACGGTGTGTATTCCTCGTTCAGATACCCAAGCCAAGTACAAACAGATATTGCTGAGGAGTTCTACCTTGGCGGTACCACAACTTTAATCACTCAACAGACAGCCGATGAGTTAACTGCTCAAGGCTACGGAGCGTATATAACACCAGCATGAACCTACATCAAATACAAAAACACCCAGAGTTTGTAGAAGGTTGCTTTGGTTGCAAGGTTGGAACTCTTGTTATGAGTACAGGAGAAGCCAACTCTAACTTAGGCGTATCTACAAAAAAGTGGGATAAAGAATTGCAGGCATATAGAGATGCCCGCGCTCAAGGCATACAACCTGCAGGAACCACAATGAAGAAGGTTCAAGAAGCAGTAAAGATTTCAAATGAAACAGGTAAGGCATACGGGGTATAGGAGGAACCATGACTGCACGCAAACCACAACGCAAGAAAAAGGCTGCTGTTAAACCAGCAAGACGAGTGCGTACAGTCAAGGATGAGTCATATACAGAACTAGAAATGTACTGCATCTGGCTTAATGAGTACTACAAATCCTTGATTAAAGCAGGCTTTAAGTCTGATGTAGCCATGGCTTTTGTAATGGATAAAGGTTCTTATCCAAGTTGGGTGAACTACAAGTCACCCTCTGAGGATGAGATTAAAAGGATGATGGAGGAAGATGACGATGACTGAACCAATTATCCCAGAACCAATGTGGGGATTGCCCTCACCCACTATTCAAGATGAGGACATTTACGAAGATGAGGATGATGAATAATGTGCGTTGATTGCGGATGCTACGGCACAGTTACTCCATACGGAGTAGGTGGCAGAACCCCTACACAATTACCAAAGGCTCCAGATGTATCTAAGTACAACAAGCCTATTGTTCGTATTGGCGAAACACCAATGATGAAGATGGATGATTACGAAGATAAGGACATGGACTAATGAAGAAAAAAGCAGCAGTCAAAAAAGTTGGCAAAGTGATGGGCGAATTCAAGCGTGGAACCTTGCACTCAGGCAAGGGTGGTCCAGTTGTTAAGTCTAAGAAGCAAGCAGTTGCTATCGCAATGAGCGAAGCAGGCATGGCTAAGAAGAAGGCAGCAAAGAAGCGTGCCAAGTAAAAAAGACCCACGATTGGCAAGGGCAGGTGTTGCTGGTTTTAATAAACCAAAGCGCACACCAAGCCATCCAACTAAATCACATGTTGTGGTTGCCAAGGAAGGTAGCCAAGTAAAGACTATCCGATTTGGTCAACAGGGCGTAACAGGTGATAGACAACCAACAGCCCGTCAAAAATCATTTAAAGCCCGTCATGCTAAGAACATTGCCAAAGGCAAAATGTCAGCAGCATATTGGGCAGACAAGGTGAAGTGGTGAAGAAGAAAGCATTTTGGGATACAAAGAATCCTAATAAAAAATCTAAACCTTTAACTGCATCTCAAAAAGCAAAGGCAAAGGCAGCAGCAAAGAAGGCTGGTCGCCCTTACCCAAATTTAGTAGATAACGCAGCAGCAAAGCGAAAGGCTAAGTAATGGCAACAGGAGCAGCAGGCAGTACTTTTACGGCTGAACTTAATCGTTTAGCCAATGGCGGTACTTATCCAGCGTATACAGTTTATGAAGCACCACAAGGTGCTGCTAATTCATGGGCTGGTACAACTGGTTTAGGACTTATTGCTGCCCTTAATTACAAAGCAAGTTCTACACGCCAGCCAGATGACTACAAAGGTTTAAACGCTATATGTAATGAACTTGCTGGAACCTCTGGATTATCAGCAGTAGTTGCATTAAGGAGCATTGACCTATGAGTACATTTGCACAATTAGCAGACCGCGTTGAAGCGGTATTGCATGGCTATACAGAGAACACAGAGCCTGCTACTTGGTTAGTAAGTGCTGCAACTAGCACAGCAACAACTGTAAGTGTTTACGATGCTTCAGTTATTGGTCGTGGATATATTCAGATTGATGACGAAATTGTATTCGTCAACTCTACAGACAATGTGGCTAACACTTTAACCATTGCACCTTGGGGTAGAGCGCAGCGTGGAACCACTGCTGCTGCACATGATTCAAATGCTAAAGTCACAATGGCTCCATTGTTCCCACGCCAAGAGATTAAGAACGCTATCAATAACACTATTGATGCTATGTACCCAATGGTATTTGCTGTTGGCACATACGACTTTGATTACATTGCAGCGCAATATTCCTATGAAATTCCTGCTGCTGTCCAAAATGTCCTATCTGTAACTTACTCAATCGTAGGTCCAACCAAAGAGTGGTTTCCTGCTCGTGGATGGCAATTAGATAGAACTGCAGATTCAGATGCCTTTGAAACTACAAAGAGCCTATCAATCTACTCAGGTGTTATTCCAGGACAAACCATCCATGTTGTCTATAGCAAGCGCCCAACGCTTCTAACAAGCAACAATCAGGAATATGAAACAGTCACTGGCTTTCCATCCTATTCGGAAGATGTTGTCGTTTATGGCGCAGCCTTTCGTATGATTTCATTTTTGGACCCATCACGCCTTGGTCCTCAGTCTGCAGCAGCAGACATCCTAGATGGCGTGCGACCAACAGGTTCTGGACAAAACGCTTCCAGATTCTTGTACAACATTTACACCCAGCGTTTAAACGAAGTGGCGAATAATCAACGCCGTCAGTATCCAATCCGTTCGCACTATCAGAGATAGGTAAAAAATGGCAGCAGGCGACCCAGGCTCACCAGCGCGGTACTACTCCTCAACCGCAGTAGAAACCTCGCTCCAATCATCTATCCCTTCACAATCGCAGGGACAGTCATATACATCGTTCATTGTCGCATCCATTAGCGGATTTCCGACATCATTTCCATACACACTTATTGTTGACCCAGATACTTCTAAAGAAGAAGTTATTACGGTTACAAGTGGTACAAGTACAACTCTAACAGTCACTCGTGGTTCTGATAACACACAGGCTGTAGCCCACTCTGCTGGTGCAGTGGTTCGCCATGGTGTATCAGGTCGTGACTTCCGTGAATCAGAAAACCATATTGCTGCCCGTGGCTACGATATTGATGAAGCAATCCTTGTTGCTGCTAATCAAACACATGTGCATGGTATTGCTACTGGTGATGGTGTTGTAGTTGGTACAACCAAGGCTCAGACACTTACCAATAAAGTTTACTCAAGTGGTACTGTAACTGGCGCATTTACTGCAACTAGCGCAACATTTACTGGCGGTACATTTACATCAGCCACGGTAACCAGTTCAACAGTTACTTCATCTACGATTGTTTCAAGCACATTGACTGGTTCATTTACAGCCTCTGCTGCTACTTTCGTAAGCCCAACTATTTCTGGTTCACCAACCATTACTGGTCTATCTAGCGTAGGCATGGTTTCATCATCTGCTACACCTAAAGATTATGTAGATGCAATCCTTGGTTCAGCAACTGCTGCTGCAACTTCTGCAGCCAGTGCTGCAGCCAGTGCAACTGCTGCTGCTACCAGTGCTACATCTGCTGCTAATAGTGCTACAGCATCTGCTTCATCAGCAAGTGCTTCAGCATCAAGTGCATCGGCTGCTGCTACCTCAGCAACCTCTGCTGCTGCATCAGCCACGGCTGCTGCTACTAGCGCTACAAGCGCTGCTGCAAGCGCGACTGCTGCGGCTACATCAGCCACAAGCGCTGCAGCATCAGCAACTACTGCTGCTGCTTCTGTAGCAGCGATTGCAGGCTATGCAACATCTGCTGCCAATTCAGCAAGTGCTGCTGCTACAAGTGCAACCAGTGCTGCCGCTTCTGCTACTGCTGCAGCGACAAGCGCAGCAAGCGCGGCTGCTTCAACTTCTGCTGCTGCAGCATCTGCTTCTGCTGCTGCTACTTCAGAAGCAAACGCTGCAACCTCTGCTACTAGCGCGGCAAATTCTGCAACTGCAGCAGCAACAAGTGCTACTAGTGCTGCTAACTCTGCAACTGCTTCTGCATCATCTGCAAGCGCTGCAGCAACATCGGCATCTAGCGCAGCAACATCTGCTACATCGGCTGCCACATCTGCTACATCGGCTGCTGCAAGTGCAACATCTGCAGAGGCTGCTTGGGACCAGTTTGATGACCGCTATTTAGGTGCTAAGTCATCAGACCCAAGTACAGATAACGATGGCAACCCATTAGTAACTGGAGCCTTGTACTTCAACTCAGTAGTTGGAGCAATGAAAGTTTATGATGGTTCAGCATGGGATTTAGTAGCCCCTGATACATCTAACTTTATTGATAAGTCAATCCTTACAAGCAAGGGAACACTGCTTGGAGCAAGCGGAGCATCTACACCATACGCAGTAACCCCTGCATCAACTAATGGATATATCCTTTCAGTTGATTCAGCAACTACTTCAGGTCTTGCTTGGATTGCGCCTAACCCTGGCGACATTACAGCAGTTACTGCTGGTGATGGACTTACAGGTGGCGGAACATCTGGAGATGTAACTCTTGCAGTTTCATCTGATGTGCTACGCACAACTGGTGGACAAGTTATTTCTGCCAATACATCTGCTACTGCACTTGAGATTAGACAGATTGGTGCTGGTAATGCTTTTGTAGTTGAAGATTCAACTAATCCAGATGCAAGTCCATTTACTATTGCGGCTGACGGTAAGGTAAGTATTGGAAATACAACTGCCATTTCAGGTGTAATTTCTACATCAGAAAGTTTAACAATATCTACTGATACTGCTACTGGTGGTCAACTAATTATTAGAAAATCTTTTGATGGTGCTAATACTCCAAATATATATTTTGCAAAATCAAGAGGAACTGCAACAAGTCCAACTGTAGTACAATCAGGAGATAGTTTAGGCGTTTCTACATTTTATGGTTTTGATGGAACAAACTATCAACCAGCAGCGCAAATAATTACAGCAGCAGATGGCACGCCAGGAACATCAGATATGCCTGGTCGTATTCAGTTTCATACTAGCGCAGATGGTACTGCTAATATTACCGAGCGTATGCGCATTGATAATGCTGGCAATGTATTTATTGGAACCAATACGACTGCAGGACAAAACACTGGTGGTTTAACAATTCAAGGCAAAGACATAGAACTTATGCAAATTATGGGTGCTTACTAAGAAAGGGTAACAACCAATGGCAACAACAACTAAGGCACTTTATAGAGGTGCTCCAGGAACAACACTTGCAACACTATATACAGTACCTTCTGCAACAACTGCAATTGTTACTAATATTGTAGTTGGAAATACAGCAGGAACTGCTGGAACATTTACTATTAATATGGGTGGCGTAGGGATGGCTACAACTGTATCAATTGCTGCTAACTCTATTGCGGTTATTGATATGAAACAAGTGCTTGCTGCTACTAATACAATTACTGGAAATGGTTCAACGGCTTCTATTACTTTTCATATTAGCGGAGTGGAGATAGCGTAATGGGTATTGCAGTATTTCCTGCTGCCTCTGGCGGCGTAACGCAAAAAGTTCAAGAATTTACAAGCACAGGAACATTCACTGCTCCATCTAACTGCTCTGCAGTTGAAATCTTTATGGTAGGCGGTGGCGGTGGAGGCGGCAACGCTACTGCTTCGGCTATGACTGGAGCATTTGGTGGAGGAGGCGGTGGTGGTGGTGTTGTATCAAAAACCATTACTGTTGTTCCTGGAACTGCTTACACAGTAACTATTGGCGCTGGCGGAAGTGCTGGCGTTAACGGTGGTAATACAACATTTGGTGCATTGGCTACCGCTACAGGCGGTGGCTATGGCGGTTCTGTTACATCAACTTCATCTACCGCAGGTGCTAATGGCGGTTGCGGTGGTGGCGCTGGTGCATACAGAGCGTATATGTCGTCTTCTCCACAAAGCGGTGGAACAGGTGGAGGTGCTTCTGGAAGCGCAGTTTACCCAGCAAATGCATACGGCGGTAGCACTGAACGCCTAATTGGTGGTACCAATCTTATTGGCATTGGTTCGCAAGGTGGTTCATCTACTCCATTTACAACTGGTCCAATGGCAATCACACCTGGAGTCAATGGTTACGGTGCAGGAGGTAGTGGTGGTACTACTTCATCAACGGCAACTGGCGTAGTAGTTGGTCAAGGCGCAGGGCAGGGCAGTAGAAGCGCAGGTAATGGTGGCAATGCGACTGCCAATACTGGAGCAGGTGGTGGCGGTGCTTGCAGTGAATCATCAACAACTGCATACACAGGCGGTACAGGCGGTTCAGGTTACGCAAGAGTTACTTATTGGAGTTAATTATGGAACAACATTACGCATTTATTAAAGATGGCAGAGTTGCAAACATTGCAGTATTTGCCGAACAGAATGAAGAACTTGCGGACATGGTTGCACAAGAGCAAGGTTTTGACGATGCAGTGTGGGTAGGTTCAAACCCTCCTGCTATGTATTCATCTTATGATGGTTCAACTTTTACTGCGCCTACATTAGATTACCTGTACGAAATTGGCGTTGCTCGTGAAAATAGTGCTATGCAGGCTGAGCGTGCTGCAAAAGAAGAAGCAGAGCGTTACGCAAACAACGACCCTAACTCAGTAGTTTAATGGCTTACATCTACTTAAACTTTAGTAGATTAAAAGAGGCTCCGTGGGCTGTAACAATAACAAACGCAGACCGCAGTGAATTAATTACTCAAACTAATGCTACTGAATTAGAAGTAAATGTTCCTTGTAAAACCTTTATAGGCAAATATCATTATTTTACCTGTGAAGGTGTAGTTACTTGGGATGGCACTAAAGCAATAATCAATCCTGAATAATGATTACTCCTGAGCAAGAGTTAAAACTGCTCTATTTTTTATGGGAGAAAACCATGTGTTTAAACTGTGGAGATTGCCGTCAGCCCCACCCCCTGATTACAGAAGAATACGATTTAACTGGCGACATCATTAATCTAACTAAGGAGCAGAAATGGTAGATAGCAGACCACCAGATATATCTGAACGCGTAGTCATTGATTTATCTGGTCGCATCTCATCCTACTATGACCCAACCACATACAAGTTTGACTTTGCTATTGGTGGCATGCCTTTTATTGCTGCCATCACAGACAATACTCCATACCGCAGACAAACTGCAGAGTTTAGAACTCAGCGTGTAGACCAACTGCGTGACCCAGGTGAGCAATCACTATCTGGCTCTGGCTATTGGATTCGTTCTCAATCATCTTTTCACCTTGGCACTGGCTCTCAGTATCAGGAACCAATCGTTGGAACCCTTGAGGAAGCACGCTTTAGATACTACGATTCAATAGGTATTGACCCTTGGACACCAGGACAGATTAAGTTACTGCGTTCTTGTGCGCTACAAGAAGGTTCTTCTTCTCGTGCTGGCGTATTTTCAACCACTATTGGTGGCGTTAATTATCTTATCAAAGTAACTGGCGCATCAACCGAAACTATCCGTGTTCTTAAAATCAATGTGGCTACAGGTGCTGAAACTACAGTCCTTAACAACACTGATATTACTGAAACAATTTTGTATGGGTGCATGGGTGGCAACGACCTAATGCTAGTTACGCCAACTAAAGTATGGCGATATTCATTTGATGCAGCAAGCCCTGCACTACACCAAGATTATGCAATCAATTCAGCCAATGCTGCAACTGCAATCATTAACTATGTAAAGCAACGCTTTATCCTTGCATACACCGATGTTAATAAGAATACATTTGTGTATGAACTCAACCGCAACACTGGTTCAACTATCAATATCAGCACACTTACTGCTGTTAACGGTTCAACTACCTTGCCTATTGGCTTTACCTTTACTGCTGTAACAGAAGCATCTGCTGCCATCTATGTTGGTGGTTACTCAGGCGATGAGGGTACTGCATACAAGATTACAGTAGATAGCACTGGTGCATTGACCACAATGACTAGCGTATTGCAATTACCTCGTGGTGAAATTATGACTGCCATGTACGGTTACCTTGGCACTTATGTAGTACTTGGTACTAATCAAGGAGTTCGTGTAGCCATTGCTGATGATGCTGCCAACTTATCCTATGGACCAATCGTTGTTCCTGTAACTGGAAACATCTATGCTTTTACTGCTCGTAATGAGTATGTGTATGCAGGTGTTAAGGCTTTCATTGGTGGACACTCAGGCTTAGTTCGTATTAACCTAGGTCAGCCATTGCAATCAGGTGGCTATGCCTGGGCTAAGGATGTCTACTCAGAGTCACACACTGGAAGTGTATGGGCTATTGCCACTACTCCAGATGGTCGTAAAGCATTTACTGTAGAAGATTCAGGTTTATGGCTTGAAGATGATGCTGACCTAGTTGAGTCTGGTGAATTAACCACAGGTATTATCCGCTATGAAACCCTTGAGAACAAAGCATGGAAGCGTATTAAGTTGCGCACTGAAGGAACTTTACAAGGTGATATTGATATTTTCCGTGTAGTAGACGGAACTGATACAGCCTTTAGAACAGTAGCCCAAGGAAGCACAACTGATTATGACTATGACCTCTCCTCGGTTTTTGAAGATATTGATGTTGAAGCGCAGTTTAAGTTCAGACTCAATCGTAATGATACGGATGCCACGACTGGTGCTGTTATCTATGGTTATTCTGTTAAGGCTCTGCCTACTCCTACTCGTGCTGATGTTATTCAGATTCCTGTATTTTGTTTTGATTCAGAGCGTGACCGCAATAGAAACATTATGGGATTCCAAGGTTATGCTCTAGGTAGATTACAAGCGCTCAAGGCTATGGAAGCCCAAGGCGAAACTATCATCATCCAAGATTTCACTGCTGATGGAGAACCTATTGAAGCAGTGATTGAGCAGGTGTCTTTCACCCGCACAGCGCCACCTAACGGAAACTACTCTGGTTATGGTGGCATTATTCAAATCATCGCTCGTACTGTCGTTTAAACATAAGGATAGAAACATGACTCCTGCTGATTGGGCTGCATTAGCCGTATCCATTACTACCCTTGTAGGCGCACTAGCCATGGGTGTTAAGCATTTAACTAAACATTATCTGTCGGAACTAAAGCCCAACAGTGGGTCAAGTCTAAAAGACAAGGTGACCAGCCTAGACCAAAAGGTTGACCTACTAACAGAACTCGTCAAAGAAGTATTAAGGAAGTGACCAATGACCAAACCTTTC